ATCAAAATCTCAAACATAATTTCAATCTTTACTATTATCTTTGTTGCAAATTTAATAATAATATTTGAAATAAGCAAGTTTTTTATGTTAAATCTTTCATTTTTCAACCTCTATATACCTGGAATATTTGATGCGAGCGTGAGGGTTGAAACTCACGATGCGCACCTCGTAGCCCTTGGTGCCCCACCGCCACCAGAGGAAACGATGCTTGTAGGTGCGGCTCACGATGGTAGTGAGGCTGTCGTAGGCTACATATTGGCACTCCCGCTTAGGGATATCGATATGGAGCGAGAGCCATTTATCCTTGTATGCGAAAACAGAATCGGCAGTACCGGGAACTGGGGCGATGATAACCGTGTCGGCGGTTTCTGCTGACAGGGTGTGTTGTGATTGCACATCCTTTAGTTTCACCTTCAATGCCTTAATAAGCTTGGTGTCGGTGAGGTGCAGTTGTTCCAGCTCAGAGACCTTAGCTTGCAGGGCGGCGTTTTGCGCTACAGGCAGAGAGTCATCCAGTTTGTCGTACTTGATGTCGTAGGTGAGCGCACCCACATTTGAGGTTTGCCGGTCGAGGTTGCTCTGCAACTGGTGACTCTCGGCAATGCTTGCCAGAAGGGCAACCAAGGTGATGACAAAAAGCACGAGAGAACCTTGATGATGGTGAGTTTAATATCCTTCATGATCATAAATCTTTATATTCGTCGATAGCGTTGAAACATGGGCACCATTTTTTCCACTTCTTGCTGTCTGTGCCCCAAATGTCACGGTGCCCCATGATCTGCGCATCAGGAAATTGTTGCTTCAGTCTATGAAGCAGCAAGACGAGAGCATCCTTCTGCTCGGGCGTGCGGTTGTCGGTTGGCTTGCCGTGGCTGTCGATGCCACCCATATAGGCAACGTTGATGGCAGAGGAGTTATAGCCCTGCACTCCGTTGCTGACCAGCTCTATGGCGAGAAGCTGATGGATGCCACCATTGATGTCAACCACGTAATGATAACCAGGATATTTCCAACCCTTCAGACGAAATTCAGCCTTGAGATCCTCGATGCTCTGACGTTGTGAGCCAGCTGTGCAATGCACGAAAATGCGTTTAATCTTTCTCATCTCTATTGTGATTTAGAAATTTGTTTTTAATGTTCTCAAACTTGGCATCGATGGCGATGGCGACACCGAAGATAGAGCCGGCGTACATGAGCGACTGTGCGAAGTACCAGAGCACGTTGTCAGTCACGTCTTGCGTTTTCGACGTGAAATAGCTGATATAGACCAGCACTATTGCGAAAATCAACACGACCACTGCCGAGCCGTATTGTATCCATTCCTTTGTATTTTTTTGCATGATGATATGTACTTTAGTTTATCTGGTACAAAAGTACATATTGGAGGTTGAAAATAAAAATACGGCAAGCCAAGCTGGAACAGGTACGCTTGACTTGCCGTATATATGCGAAAACTAAGCCTAACGGGTTAGGCTTGATATTGACTCCAGTCTATGGAGTCTTTCTTTTTCCATCCCTCAGAGATGGTTTCTTGGATGTGCTTTTGGATGGCGAGGTAAAAAGCCTTGAAATCTTGAAGACTGTTAAACTCCTTATATACAGGTGCATCCTCAGAGCCGAGCTTCACCTTGTAAGGCAAACTTTCGCCTTGTGTTTGTACTGCGAGGTCGTATGCAGCCTTGTAGTTTGCTTGGTTCTCAGCGGAGAGCCATACCATTTGCCCTTCATATTGAAGACCAGAGAGAATGTTGGCATCAGTCTGCTCATTATAGAAATTGTTGATGACAGACTTGATTTCAGCCAAAGAAGGCTTGTGCTGGAACTGATGCTCCATATAGTCAGCCGAGCCATCCTCATTCTTTTGCACATCGAACCTGATGCGCCAATAATTTCTGACAGGATTTGTACACTCGAAGAGTTGTACGTCAGAACTACCATTTATTCTATCCATTATGTGAAAACATATTTAGTTTTACCGTTTCCAAAAGCCATGGCCTTGATGGTTGTCTCAAAGGGGAAACCATCCTCCATCTCGCTAATTTGGCTAAGCACATTTTTCATTTCCTCTGAATTTGTTATGAATTTTTTCATTTGCCCCCCCATTTCTATAGAAACGACACAGCGATCTTCTCCTTCTCGTGTCTTGACACCGAGCTGGAAATCATGGACGATGATTTGGAGGTTGACCAAATCACGAATTGAGATGGTGTCGCCAGGGAAATACTTCTGTCCGTTGGCAGGCTTATAGGTGACCTTCAGGTCTTTGAATGATCTCATAGTTTTTTCTCCTATCAGTTTATTGTTAAGATTGGCGCAGTCGGCGTGTTTGGTCATGCCCCAGAACGAGGCGATGAGCTCATGGCGACGTTTGCGCGATTTTATTTTCTTGATTTTGGCAGCGAACTTCTTCTTGATGCGCTTGCGAAGCTGCACATGGTCGGGGTATATCTTGTATCCCACGAAGTCTATGCCCTCGGTGACAGGGAAGACCCGCTCGTTGGGCTTGACCTCGAAGCCGATAGCCTCCAGCATCTCATGGATGGCATCACGAATCACCCACAGCTCAGCCTTGGTCTCTGCGAGTACCAGACCGTCGTCACAATATCTGAAGTAATGCTTGACGGCCATCTCGTCTTTGAGAGGGTGGTCGAGGTGAATGGAGAGGATAAGGTTGCCTGTGGCTTGCGAGGTGCGAAGCCCGAAGCTGATGCCCTGCTCCAAGAGGTCGATGAGACTGCCCAGTATCTGAAGCAAGACTTTGTCCTTGAAGACATGGGCATAGGCATCCTTGGCAAGTTGGTGGTCAACATTCTCGTAGAAGTGTCTGATGTCGAACTGGTAGGCATACTTGAGATGTGGATTATCACGGAGAACTGCGCTCACCTGCTGCATCATGTCGTGCGTGCCACGCCCCTTGATGCTTGCGCCTGTGGTTCTGATGAACCTACGGTGCAGGTGTCGGTCAACCACACGCATGATGGCGTGGCAGCCGATGCGCCTCTCCATCTTGACAATCTGGAGTCTGCGATGCTTGCCATACTCATAGATGTCACGCTCACGATATTCGGACACGGTAAACGTGCCGTCGGCTATCTCACGCTGCAGGTTGGCGATGACCTCCTCACGGTGCGCCAACAACTCTTGCCCCTCACGGCACTTCTTGCGAACGGTGCCACGAAGAACCTGGTCGAAGGAATCGGACATGTTGTCATGGTCGATGATTTCCTGTATGATATTGCCTTCTCTGCGCATAGCCTTCCTTTATGGGGTCTGACTTCTTCGAATCCATGAAGGACCTACCAAACTCTACCCACCACATTGATTTTTCACTCTATGAGCGTGGCGCATCTCCCTCGGTCACTGCGATGCCGACACGTCGGCTGTGCCGTAGAACCGATTGGTAAGTAGTCCAAGCGCGACCCGACATTCGTGTTCGTGTTCGATGCGTCGTTATTCGCATTCGTGTACGAGATGCCGCCATTCGAGTTCGCATTGTTGTAGCCCCGAAAGAGCACACGGTTGGCAGAGCCGCTCACCCAATATTTGTCACCATAGTAGGTGCTTGCCGAGCCTGATGCGCTGCCGACGGCGATGACATCGCCATATTGTCCATGATAGACATTGGTAATCCAGATGTCGTTGTAGCTTGACACCTTGATGTACCTGGTGTTGCCGTCAGGCATGAAGATGCGCAGCATATTGGAGTGTGCGCTGTCATTCGGCATATCGCAGTTGTCCACCATGTCGTATTTGTGACCGTAGATGTCCTCGTAGCCACAGCAGCAAATGTTATTGACCTGCTTGACGGTGGTCGCACCGCTCTCCTCGTCGCCCTCCAAGTACCAAGCATATTGATGCACGCCGTTATCGACGATGCTGTTGGTGACGGAGGCGTTGACACCCTTTGCCGCATCGTAGCCGATGGTGTCTGCGATACCGTGCGCCATTGTGCCGCCAGTGGTGCGGTTGTTGGTGTGCGAACCTGCACCACACTGTTCCTGCGAGTTGCGACGGCCATATTTCATGTAGAAGAGGTTGGCGATGTCGCTGTGCATGTCAAAATCAATCTGCTGCATACCTCTTAGCACGGAATAGTAGTGAAAATCTGACCATGCCATGTTGGCTGTGGTAGAACCGCCAGAGACACAAGCTCTGAGTTTGTCGCCCACGACAGTACTGCCCACGACACCGCAGAGGTATTCATCAATCTCCACCCAGTCAGGCTCCATGTCCTCAATCTTGTCGGAGTTGCTCAGCACCACCTTGGCGCCAGGCGTGTTCTTCCACACGGTAGCACAAAGGGTCTTGGCACTGTCTGGTATGTCTGATATGATATACTGGCCACGCTCGAAGGTGAGGTTGATGGTCGGCACGAGCACATTGCTGATGACACTGCCGTCCTCTGCGAGGAAGAGCGAGCAAATCATGTTGGTGCCAGGGACAGCAGGGAAGCGGACACGGCTATATCCCTCTACATCGACCTTGATGACTGCGTAGTTGGTATCTGCCACGTATGACTCGCTGAGTGTCGGCTTGTTGGCGGTGAGCTTGTACCCCTCTCGCCATCCGCCCTTGGACAACTTGATCTCATCGATGGTCATCTGCACAGTATCGGCAGAGACGGACGGAACTGTCTTGTTGGTGGAGAAGCAAATGTAGTGCTTCCTGTTCAGATAGTCATTGATGCCCTTGAACCAGTGATGTGGCTCCAGCATCATGATGTCGCCCTCGGAGCTATCGAGCTTGGCAGCCGAGCAGTCACGCACCTCCTTGGCATCGGCGTAGTAGTTGGAGTTGTCATCGTGGAGCGGATAGTAGGTCATCTCGCCGTCGAGGTTATTGATGACCGTGTCAACGCCCGCCATGCTGACGTTGCGCTGCGTCGCCTTCTTGGTGACCTTGGCCAACACGCGGTGGCGTTGGCTGAGGTAGGACTTGATGTGACCCGAAGGCTGGTAGGCATTGCCATACTTGTAGCCCGTCTCGTTGTCAAGGTTGCTGACGTTGGCATCGTCCGCCACGCTGTCGTCGAACTCGACCACCGTGTATGGAGGCTGCATGATGTTGAGCTCAGGGTAGTGCTGCTGGTATCTCTGGAACTCCACGTCATCGATGTACTGGGTGAGCTGGTATGAGCCAACCAGTCGGCAGGTCTCGACATTGCCGCCGCTCTCATCGACACCGCCCATCTCCATGTACTGACGGAGGAGCGAGCCGTCGCCCTCCTCGTCGATGCCCGTGATGCGGATGTACTTGACGTTAGGGCACTTCGCCATGAGCTGCGTCCAGTCGATGCCAGGGCAGTTGTCAACCACCAGTCGGGTGATGTTGTCGGTGCCCTCCAAGGTCAAGCCACCCATCTGAAGCTTGGACAGGTAGCGCAGGTCGAGGGTCTGCAAGGTAGCAGGCAAGACCGCCTTGGTGAGCGGAGAGCCCTTGGCGAAGGTGACACCTGTGAGGGCGGTGTCGGAAGCGAGGAACGTCTCCAACTTGGTGTTGTTCGTGAGGTCCATGCCCGTGAGCAGTGCGCTCTGAAGACCGCCCATGTTGAGGGAGCGGAGGTTCTTGCATCCGTCCACGATGAGGTTACCCAGCGTGGATTGCGTGCCTGCGCAGCTGATGTCGAGCGTGCGGAGTGCCGTGAGGTTGCTCAGGTTGAGTGTCTGCAGGATGGCGTGGCTGACATCCGTGAGGTCAAGTCCCATGATGCGAGAGGCACCGTAGATGTACTGAGGGTCGTTGACGATGAGGTCGGTGTCGAGGGTGAGCTGCACCTGCGCCCCCTTGTCGGATGCGAGGACCGCGCTCTGATGCGGCGTGCCGCTGGTGTAGCCATAGCCGAAGAAGTAACGCTCGGAGGCGGTTATCTTGATCTTGCGGTTGTCGGAGCCGAACTTGTAGCCGAAGTAACAGCCGAAGCTGTCCTTGCGGTAGGTGCCACAGACATACTGGCTGTCGAGGAGGGCGAAGCGGTTCTGTATGGTGTAGCAGCGGTGTGCGTATCGGCTGCCCTGCAATGCGTAGAGGTAGTTGTAGGTCTGCACGCCCGTCGTGGTCTTGACACCCTCGATGAGCGGCGTGACATACTTGTAGATGCCGTCTTTGTTGTAGATGCGCTCGCACCAGTTGCCCATCTCCTCCTCGTTGAACACCTGCAGGACATAATCGAGTGACATATTGCTGCGGATGGTCTCTGCGACCTCTCGCAACTTGTCCGGGCATGCTCTGACAAGCTCCCACAATATGCTATCGTGGCCAGCGAAGGCATAGCTGCCGATGCTGTCATCGAATGTATCATGTGTAATGGTATAGTCATATTTGAGATATGAGTCATTGCGCAGGCCGAAGAGGGTATCCATATCGTAAGGTATGAACATCCAGTGCACACCATCCCATGTGACGAGCATCATGTTCTTTACACGGTTATCCACCCCCATTAAGTAGTCTGTGATGAGGTACCAGGCAAACGGTGCTTCATTGATGAAGTACCCCTGGTATTCAGCCTGGAACTTGGTAGGATTGCCCTTGCAGGAGTATATCCACTGCCACAGTCTCTGCACTGCAGCCTTATCCTCAGGATCAGCTGTATCCCAAGTTTTATCTGGCTTGAAGCGGAATTCCAGCGCAGCATCGAAGCGTGCGAGATCTGCCGTGCCGAAGAGACAGATAGGCTCTGAGTTATTGAGGAACTCCAGGCATATGCACTTGTTGCGCTGTCCTGCCAAGGTTGCTTCATCATTGAATCCCTCAATGCCCTCGAAGCCATAGACAATTGCAGATCCGGACTTCTCGTTGTTGAAATTGTACTTGCCGAGATAAGCATTCGTGCCATCGCCATTCTGGTCATAGAACACGTCGATAGGGAAACCATCCACACCAATGCGCACGTCATACTCACCCTTATAGGCAGCCTGTGGAGGTGTCAGCCATCCGCAGCGCTTGAACACGTCATTGACGATGCGCACCGCACCTGTATTGTGGGTTGATGAGGAATCACAGAAGTCTGCCTTGATACAGAAGATGTCAACAGGTCTTGCACCCGGCTTGAAGGAATAAAGGAAGTCCTCCTGCAGCACACCATTAATGAAGAGTTGCGTGCCATACTTCTCGCTACGGTTCATGTAGATGCGGTAGTTCTTGCGAGGGTATGTCGTGGAGGATGTACCCTGAATGCGGAGACCGCACTGTTTGATGACGAAGTCATACTGCTTGCCGTATGGCGAGTAGAAGTAGATATCAACAGGAATCTCGAACTTCTTGTTGTTTGTCTGGTTGAGTAGGTCGATATCACCGACTATGCGCATCACACCCTTGCCCTGTGCTCTAAGTTTCTCGATATCTACATCTGTGCCTTCATCATTCATGACAGCATTCTTCTGGAAGAGGACAACCATCTCATCGCTTGTCTTGCGGTCAACGATGTAGTTTGACAGCTCTTCATCGTCGTTGAGTGCCCTGTTATATATGCGCAGATTGCGCAATTCAACGTCTGCATCATCAGATATCACTCGTATATCAGCAGGTGTCTGCTGTATCATGGAATCAGTCGCAGCATATCGGATTGCACTTGACAGGGTGCCGTTGACATAGAGCTGCAGGAGTCGGTTGCCACCCTTGCCGCTGACAACGAAGGCAATCTTGTAGCTCATGCCTGCAGCAAACTTGGTGCTCACCTCCGTGCCTGCAGTCGTGCGAATCTTAGCCTCCTGCGTAGTCATCTGGAAGCCGACTCCATCAGCCATGCAGTCAAGGATGATGCCGTCACGGTCTGTGACGTTGCTGCACATCAGCTCCATCTCATAGGTGGCACCTGTGCTTGTCGCATCAGATGAAAATGGCTTGATGCCAATCTCAATGTTGGCGCCATTGGTCAGCTTCAGGGCATCGCCTGTCCATCCATTAGACGACCAGTCGAAGCCGCTGAACTGGGTGGTAATATCACCATATTGCCACACTGCAGGATCTGCCTCGCTGCTTGCACGGCCAGAGGCGGTGAGTTTAAGCTGGAGGCCATCTGTGATTTCAACGATATCCACGCTGCTTTTCTCCACTTCAACGAAGAAATTGTAAGATGTAGCGCCAGCCTCGAAGCGCATATTGATTGTGCCCTGGTCGAGATAGCGGTTGGTGTATGTCTGCAAAGTGCGTGGCACGCTGACCGTCTGAGTCCTGATGTCGTCTCGATAGACAGACATCGAAGCTGGTGTTGTGGCAGGGTCATAGGCTACGAACTCAAATGACATCTGCTCATACTGACCAGCCTTGATGGTTGGCGTAAGATGATCATCAGTAAAGATGGTGCCATCTGCAGATGTAATCTTGGCACCGATATAGGGTGCTTCGGCAGCGCCTCTCAGTATATCGAAGTAGATGCTGTCAGAGCGCAGGGTCAGCGTTGGGCTTGCCTCCATCTCAGCCACCATCTGAATAGTATGTCTGCCGTTCTCCAAGCCAGTCATCGCCAGATTGAAGCTGCTATTCGTCGTCCCGCTTCGGGTGACGGTCTGCGCATTGCGCTGCTTGCCATCGACATATAATGTCACCACCTTGGTGCCGGATCCGCTGACTGCAAACGGTATGTTTACCGTCTCATCATCAGCATATCCACCGAGTGCCACGCAGTCGGCAATATTGAATGATGATGTCAGCGAGAGCGTGACTGCCTTGACTGACGTGTAAGCCTGCTTGGTCTGCTTGTTGCCTGTCAGAGGGTCTGTTGTTGAGGCAATGACGTAGATATCCGTTGTGCCCAGCTGCAGATATTTGGTCAGGTCGAGCTGATAGCTGCCACTGCTGACATCCTCGATGGTATCACTATATATGGTCGTTGCGCCTAACTTCATCTGCACCTTGATGGTTGCTTTCTGACCTGTTGACTGCCCCTTCTCGTCACCAGAGCTGTACTGGTGGTCGTATGTGTAAGTGAGCATGGAGCTGCCACCACGCTTGACAATGCTGTTGTTGACAACGGCCGAAAGAACAATCTTGGTGGTTGAGGTCTCACCTCCACCACCACCGCCACCTGCAGGAACGTCAAAACTGGTGATTTCACCGTTGTTTTTGTTCTTCAGCGAGACATGAACGGTCGAGCCATCATCACTCACCTCGACATCTGTGGAGGCAAGGGTGTTGCCTTCTATTTCATTCAGTTTGGCTGCTATAGCCTTGTTTTCTACAGGGTTGGTGCTCTCCTGATCCAGTGTCTCATCGACCTCGACTGTTGGTATGGTAATGTCGATATTACCTGTAGAATCCGGTGTTTTCTTCTCTCCGTTGACTGTCACCTGCTTGATGGTTCCGGCTCCCCCGAAGTCCTCCCACGAGGCAGCTTGCTCCCAAGAGGAGATGTCCGTGCCGACGAACTGCTTGGTGAGCCACTTGCCCTGCGAAACCTCGAAGGTGATGCAGAGACCCTTGGCACGGTTTTTCTCCGGCACGGCCACGATGGCGGTGTCGAGTGTGTAGAAGCCTGTATCCAATGGCACTTGGTCGGTGACGTTGTAGGTGTTGCCACCCTTGCCACCGCCAGACTCCCTCAGGCTCTCCTTCAGCTCGTCGCTCAGCATTTCCTCGGTGATGCCACCTTGCTCCAAGGCATTGAAGTGCTCTGTGGTCTTCTGGGCGAGTGCGGAGATGTTGTCTGCGAGTGCCTTGTTGGTGCCAGCCTGTGAGGTGACGTGCTGCTCGAAGGTCTCGACCTTGGAGCGCATGTCGGAAAGCTCGTCGGCGAGCACCTGCTTGGTGTCGGGGTCGAGCACCGCCTTGGTGGAGGTGGCAGGAAGGAACACCTCGCCCTTGTTTTGGAGCATCCGCGCCTTGGTTGCCACCAGTTTCGTGAGGTCGCTGATGGGATCGGACGGCGAGACGTAGGCGGTCACGTCGATGGTGCCGCCGACATTCCACTTCTCCCCTGTGTTGGTCCATGTACCAGGGGTGTTGCACTTATATACGATAGCGTTTGCCAACTCGCCGACAAAGGCGTAGTCGCCCTTGTCTGGATTTGGATAGGTAGCCTTCAGCTCAGCCTCATTGGTGAAGAGGTATTTGCGCTTGTTGGTCTGCTCCAACTCCGTGATGGCCGTGAGTATCAACCCGAAATTCTCGTTGACGGCATCGACCACCTTTCCGAAGGTCGTGCCAGAGGAGGGGACTTTGTTCAAATTATCCATATCTTATCTCAAATTAAAATGTTATTACCAGTCACGAGGGCACTTGAACTGTACCCAGCAGCCCTTGTTGGCGTTGTCTGATGACACGAGGTTCTTGGTGAACACCAGAATCATCGCATCAGAGGCGGACTGTATGCGGAGGGTCGTGGCGTGCGCGCCTCGGTCGTGCAGGATGTACGGTGTGTGCTCCGTGCCATCGGCATCGGTGTACTTGCCCACCGTCACGTTGACGGAGTTGTCCTCGGAACCTCCGTTGCCACGCTTGACGAAGAGCACATGCCCATCATCGTAGGGCTGCATGTCGGGAAGCTGGTATGTGCAGTCGGTATCTAGGAGGATGGCGACATTGGTCTCCAAGGATATGGGTGTGTTGCCCGATGTGCGCTTGGTGTAGATATCCGTCTTGAGCGCAAGCCCAGAGGTATAGCCGCCGCCAAAACTGAGCGCACAGGCACCGCCCTTCTTATTGCGGACACTGAGTACCATGCCATATCTGGTCAAGAAGTCATCCACGTAGTCGTAGAGACGTGCGAGGATGGCTGTGCCGAGCGTCTCCCACTGTCCAAGGATGGCTTGCCTGTCCTTGCCGTTGAAGACGATGTACTGGTCAGCGAGGGTCATCTTGCCCGACTTGCCGAGACCGATGTCCGTCTTGCCGTCATCATCTTTTTTTTCCACCACTGCCGTACCTATGCTGCCTTGGTTGATGTCGAAGCCGCCGATGGTTCCCTCGCTCGCCTCAATCTCCCCCTTGAGCTTGGCGTTGCCGTCCTCATCGATGGAGAAGTTGCCGTTGGGGGAGCGGACGGACTGCAGGACGCCACCCTTGGCGTAGATGTAGCCATGGAGGATGATGTCGTTGAGGATGGCACGACCGCCGTGGGTGATGACGAAGGAGCACATCTCCTTCAGCTCCTCGTCCGTCGCCTGGTAGCTTGGATCGTTGATGTACTTGCCGATTGTGCGAAACGCCTGCAAGAGGCTGCCGCCGCCCCAGATGAACGGTGAGTTCTTGGTGGCTGCATAGCCGCTCATGCCACCGGTCTCCCTGACCATCTTGCCGTCACGGTATTGGCCGACACGGATGTCCTGCGTCATGACAAGACCGCCATTGACGGTAGTCTTAGCCTCCGTGATTGCAGCAGTGAGGTATTGGATAGCCTCTAAGCTTGCCAGCGTTTTGTCTTGATCATCAAAAGCGGTCTGCCACTGCACTGGCAGGTTGCCCTGGTTAAGTGTGATCTCCATCACACAGGCCGTTGCCTCAAATATGCGGAAACGTTTATCCTCCGGATCTGAGCAGCTGAAGATGACAGAATATCTCTTCAGCTCATCCGTAAGCTGTATATTTTCGCTATATCCACCGACGGTGAATTTGAGCGATTTGCCGCTCGCTTTGAAGGATAGTGTGTATTTCTCGCCAGATATGAGCTTCTCTGAAATCTGCTGCGCCAAACCACCCTCTGTGAGGTTCACGGCATGACCGGATGCACTCTCCTCTGTCTCGATGAATTCAGCGTTTTCTGTCTCCCAAAATTTTGCAGAATCGCTGAAAATCACGGTTTCATCGCTGATTTCGGACTTTTCGTCAAACTGCTGTGATGTATAGTCGCCCGTGAATCCGGAATTAAGGAGCATATTGCCGCTCTTGATGCCAAGGTTCTGCAGCTGCTCTATTGGCGTGCCGTCAGGCAGTGTGGTACCTGGCTCGAAGATGGCCACGCCCTTGAAGGTTGCAGTCTTGGTCAGCGGGTCGTATGAGATATAGTTGGACTGCTCGCGATCACCCACATAGTAGGTGCCGTAGATGCGAGAGTGGAACTGACCGCCCTCGAACCCCTCATCCTTGACTTCGCAATCCTGGAGTGAGAAGGAGGTGATGCCCTGATAATATTTTGTAGAAGGTGCATCGCTTGCCGTGGCTGAGAGAATGATGGCTGATGTGCGGATTGGGTTGTTTGCCCCTTGGAAGCCAAGCTGCACGATATTGTCTCCCACTGCAGGTTCACCAGCGCCATCATATTTGCCATCCTGGTTGGAGAGTATGATGTAGTTGTCCCCCACTGCCGTGACCAGACGCCAATAGTATTTGGTGGACGAGAATGAGGCAGAACCTGACTCTATGCGGAACTGCTGGCAACGTGCCTGATCTCCGACTGCGAACTCCTGGTATATCTGCCTTTTGCCGTCCGATGTCTCGAAATAGCACTTGTAGAAGGTCGGTGTGCCTGCCGTGATGACACGCCCACGAGCATTGAGCCACTCGACCTTGGAGCAAACCATGGCAGCTGCAGTCAGCGCCATTTCGCCACCTACATGTTTCAACTCCTTGATGGTAATCTCCCGGAAGTAGGCTGCTCGTCTAATGTTTAGGAAATCAAACTCTGCCGTTGACGTGCCATTCTCAGACACGGAAATGGATGCTCCGGAAGCATCTGGTGCGTAACTGCCGAATGTTGTCTGAGTGCCATTCTCGCCCAGCTGAGTATTGCCGGAAACGAAGAGAGAGGCGAGTTTGGCGAGAGCCTTGGAGACAAGACCCTTGGCAAAGGTGATGAGACCTTTGGCGGTATCATCATCAACGGAGGATAGTTTCTCGTCGTTAGGTGCTGCAAACTCGAAGAGAGATAAAAAGGCATTGCCGATGCGCCTTGCCGTGTTAGCTTTTGGAATGCGCTCGTCACGTATCTCCTCGAAGGTTTGCTTGATTTGTTGCTTATCTAATTTTTCTGCCATACCCAATTATATTTTATTGTCAAACATCTGCTTGAAAATGTCTGCCATCAAGCCTAAGTATTCCTCACCATAAAACATGCCCTCCATGTCGTTGAGTTTCATGATAGAGGCATAATATTTTTTATTGAACCATGGTTTGCGCTGACGAGGCTCGCCCAAATGGTGCTTAGCACGGTATTCAGGATCGAGAAAATGAAGGTCGCCAGGGTTGCCATGGTAATAGCCATTGCCTGTGCCAGCCTCTTGATAGAGACCGTAGAGCAGGAATTTGTGGGCTATCATACGAGAGGAACCACCAAAGGAAGTGGTTTGCACACTGTTGAAAAGGGCACCGGTATGCCGGATACGATAGTGCATGAGCTTTTCTTTCCAGATGTTGACCATCTCTTCTGCCCATCCCTTCTCATAGGCGTATATGTCTGCTTGTGAGACAGGACGCTTAATGTCATTCGTTCCATTCTTCATCGTTGAACTCCAGATTTAATGGCTCACTCACGTCAAGATGGAACTCAACGCCTGTGAGACCGTTGATGAAATAGGCACCTATCTCACGGCTGTCTATCTGATCGCTGAGCATATAGGTGTATTCTTTGAATTGCCAGTCGTACTTATCGATGACGATTTTGCTCAGAAACTGGCGGAATATCTTGCGGCATGTGTTGAGCTTCTCCTGTCGGTCATTCATGTCAAACTCTTTGTAGCGCATGAGAATCCACACAGTATAAGTGATGACCTTGCGGTAACTACCGTCACCATTGATGGCCACGTTGCCTTCGTTGGTGTCATCAATGACCACAAAGTTTTTACTCTTAGCCATGTTTTGCAGCATACCCTCGAAGGAGAGTGGGCTGCTGCAGGTGGTAGGCATGAACCCCAACTCTGAGGTAAGCTTGTTGTGCTTAGTGAGATCTCTGAAGTAAGAGAACGCATCAAAGCCCACCTGTACAGAAGGGGTGTTTATCTCTGTCTTAATCATGATTTTTTCAGTTTATCGTTTAACTCCTCGGCCTCACGTGCCTTGGCATCCAACTCGGTGAGCGCACGCCACACATCAGACTTTTCTATTTGTTTCTCCTTGGTGATGTCACCACCCGTGAGCGCTCGGATCTGCGCATTCATAGCCGCCGTCATATCATAGTCGCCTTCTTCAGACGCAGGTTTGAAGAGGTGTGGAAAACATTTTGAAAAGTTATCTTTTATCCACATGAACCACAAGAACACTCCCATGGTCTCGGATGGGGCACATTTGATGGAGTCAGGCTCTTTGCCCTGATCGTCAAGATATAGTCGGCACGCCATCTCGCGTAGTGGCTCATCGCTCGTCTTATCTGACTTGAGAAACTGTTGGAAGTAGTTATCGCAGACGATATAGTTGATGAGTGGAAAATCATGCAGCTCGACATCTACTGCCTTGTATGGACCGATGAAGTCAAGCCTGTTGTCTGCACCTTTGCCATCGAAGACGAAGTCGAATGCCTCGCACAAACTTTGTATCTGCCAAAGCTGAAGGAAGAAGCGCAACTTCTCACCATTCTCCAGCATAGTCTCGCAGAGCCATCCGTCTTTTTTCTCCTTGAGTACCTTGATACCGCAGAAACGGGCAAAGAGATAGGTGCGCACTTGCCATTCGCTCCAACCTTGTGTGAGCAGGAAGAGCACATAGCGCAGCTGCTCTTGTGTGAGATCACTCCAGGAGTGAGGAGCGTGGAGTTGCAGGCTGCCGTCAGCCAGCAAAGAAGAAGGTTGTGTCATCAGCTTTGTTTTCATACGCTTGCATGTGATTGGCCTTGTAGGCGGTTGAGTCTCTGTATTTGGTGAAGTCATCGAGATGATCTTCTATGAAACGAAGAAGGCTCTCGAATGAGCCATGGGTATCTTGTCTGTCTGTGATATCGCCATTTTGGGGCAGGAACAACGCGATGAAATCGAGTATTTTGAGTTTGGCTGCTCGATGGTTTGGCTCGAATTTAGCCTTGCGCTCCTCGCTTAGCAACTGGTCAATCAAGTCATCGGAGAGCTGCTTGCGAAGAAAATTCTCTGCTGTATCGATGTTAGATCTGAAAGATGCGAGGTCATCGAATGTCGGTTTATGGTCGATATAATAATATTGTCGCAGCAAGACCGGTGACCAAAAGAAAGACCGTATATTGTCAAGTGCTTGCTCTGTCTCTGCCCATCCATCGACACGGCGAAGCTCATTGATCATGTTGTGTCTTGCCATGTCACGTCTGTAGGTCAACTCACGCTCCAGGGCATCGACACGGAATTGTGAGGCGGGCGCGATGTTGTCGTTGCTCACCACGCCGAAGCCATTGTCGGTCATGATGATGTCTTGCGAGTGAAGACGATCAAGGAACGTGGCTATCATGACGTATCTCTCGACCTGCAAGAGTAGGCGTGATCCTACCATGGTTGCATCATTCTCATGATCCTGGCCTATGATATTTGTCACGAGGTCTTGATACGTATCATCAAATGATTCCAACATCTTGTTGAACACATCCTCAGAGGCTGTGCCTACGAATGGTAGGATTGCCTCAAATCTATCAACGGTAATATCAATCATCTGTCTGTGATTTTGGGTTGTTTGAAACTTTCTTGGCATCCTTGTTCTCGTCAAGGGTGGTGAGCATGATGAGCGGCACGTCTGGATAGACCTTATCCTCCCAGTGGTTGAAATAGATGATAACCCAGTGGACAGTCTCCATGAGATCATGGAAGGCTTTCTCTATCGACTGCTTGAGCGTGAAGAGCTCTCGCTTGTCGGATCCTGAGTTGTTGGTCTGACTCTTGCCAGGAGTAGCACCCACGAGGTTAGGATGGATATTGTCTGCATAACATTGCATATTGTTGCTCTCTGCGATGTCGTCGCTGTAGTCGCCTCCGTCCTTAGAGGTGTCGATGCGAGTGATCTTGACCATGTTAACCTCCTTGCCGTCTGGGGTAGTGTAATATCCCGCCACCCACAGCTTGCCGCTGTTCTCGATGCCAGAGATGAAGGACTTGATTTTTTCTTTTTCCTGAAGCTTACGCTTTTTCTGATCTTCTTGATTGGTGATGTGCTCCTCCTTGAAGATGCCGCGCCAATAGTCGTTGTGGATTTCCACGAGGTAGGGGATAGCGGCATGGTTTCTGAGCTTCGACATCTTGCCGATGGCGATGAGTTGGGAGATATCATACCATTTGTCTCTGAAGATAGCACTGTAGTAGGGAACTGGATAGTATTGACATCCGGCAGTAGGGAAACGTGTCACGATGGCAAACACACGCGCCTTAGTGCGAGGACCATTGCCGCCTTGCCGTGACTTCACCTGTCCGCTCTGCCCCTTCAGCCCCATGCGCTCCTGCAGGTCGCCAAGTGGGTCGAGCTCGTCGAGCAATGGGATAGCCTCTATGTTCTCAGGCTCCAGCGTATTGCGCCAATTTGCGTAAAGCACGTATTCGGAGCGACCGTTTTTGCTTTGTGTGAATCTGCAGTAGCAAGCCTCCTTGTGTCGGACGGCCACGATGCGGTCGCCCTTCTTGTTGAGGATGATAGCCGAGACGCAGAAAAAGAAATACTTCATATCCGTAATTTGCTCCAGGAAGAATCGGCTCAGAGAATTGTGCATCTTGAAGAGGTTGACATCCTTGTCGTCGCTTGGCAGTTTGGTTTTGATGTCGTTGTATTGGAATCCAAGACCGTAGCAGGTGAGCACGTTGAAAAGTTTGTTCTGTGCCATCACGCTGCTCTCACCGATGCTTTTGATGAGCTTGTAGGGTAGAAGGTTGTCTTCACCGAAGGGGATATAGGTGTAGTTTTTGCCATCGCTTGCCTTGACGGTCATCGTGTCTGTGATGCCGTCATCGTCGAAGATGCCAGAAGACTCCACGAAACCGCCCGTCGGGTTGTATGCTTGGTAGCTCATCACATCGCCCATGGTGGCGAAGGTAATGTCTATGTTTTTGTCGTCCATTGCTATAAGTATATTGGGTGATTATTGTATCTGAAGATGAAAACGTCGCGCACCTTGCGCACCTGGTTGTTGACGGGGTTGCGAAGCCGGTGTGTGCCCTCTCGCCAGTTGGAAGAGGTGACGAGCCAGCCACGGTAGTGGATGATGGATCCGTCGGATGCCTTCCAGCAGTCGATGTCAACAGGCGAGCGGTCGATGCGTGAGATATCGAGCGAGCGGCGAAGCTCGTTGATGTGTATTGCCTTGCTTGTATCAGCCATATATGTGAAAACTTTAAGAGTGAAACTTTAGTTGAACGTGTCATCGAAGGAATCATCGAAGATGCGACCTTCGCCCATATTCTTGAACATCACGTTTTGGATGCGCTGTGCATACTGGTAGGTGAAGGTGAACTCTGGCATATCGTCAGCCTCATTGGTGCGCTCTGCCTTGGATTCAGTGATGGTGACTTGCTTGTCTTGTGAGTAATCCCTAAAAAGATAGATCTCGTCGGAGCGCAGCAGGTCTTCGGCGAAGTGAGTCATCGATGGTGGCAGGATGCCGGTGTCGCCCTCGAAGTTGCGTGTCTCCCTGATAGAATAGTTGATTTTCTTGCCTGAGATCACGGCGCTCTTGCGCTCGAACTCAGGTGAGATCTTTTTTTTGCCGAGACAGTAGAAAGTCTCCTGGCATCCGAAGCTGTTGGTAAAGAGCAGCACCGGGTCTGCCACGCTGCCGGTATGATCTATCTGGAACTCTTGTGTGCGCTTGCCTACGGTCACGGTATAAGCGAAGAGATCTCCATATACCTCGTTGTGGTATCTGTCGGGTGATACGTCGAATGTGGTGATGCCATTGACTGTGCGTGTCGGTGTGACATCAGCTGTGAAGGTGGCGGTGTTGACGGTATTAGCATTCTTGATATATCGCGCCGTGACGGTCGCCTTGGTGCTGTCTGAGCCAGCTGCATGGAGGTATTCTCGATGGCCGAGGCGCGTGAGTTTAGCGCCATCCAGGAGTGACATGAAGTATCGGTCGAGGAATGTTGCCGCCGACATATCGATGTCAACGGTGGCATAGTAGGCGGTGATGCTGCCACTTGACCATGAGGCAGTTTCTGTCTCACCTGTGTGCTCGGTGATGGAGATTGAGAATGTGGCAATTACAGTCGGGCGCACAGCATCGGCTATGAGCGTGCCGAGATCGTAGATGGTGATGTTGCCGGAGACGGGGTAGTATGTCTCGCTGAGCAGTTCTTCTCCTGCACAGGTGATGGTGACGGTTGCGCTGTCGCCACCTATCGAGAAGGAGAAGGTGTCGAGCTCACTGGTGAAGAGTGGTGATGTTGGTTTGGTGGCTTTTATCATGTCTTGTCTTTTTTTAATGCAAAGATAATAAGGTAGGGGAGAAAATAAAAATACGAGACCGTCATCACGACGACCTCGTATGTTATCTACTTTCTGGTAGAAAAGTAGTCAATATAGAAAAAAATGACTGTATTTCTTGTTATTCAGACATGGTATCCTTGATTATCCAGACGAGCCTGCCACCCTCAATCTGCATCATCTTATAGCCATGCTCTACCATGTATTCTGTGATGGTAGAGATAGAGGCAAAGACCATCTCTTTGATGGCATCCTGTATATCCTTGGAAGAGAGGAAATCAACGTGCTGATCATTTTGATCATCACATGGACCACTGCCTTCTAAGTAGGCATCAAGGGCTATTGTCACATAGTCAATCTTTGACTCTCGCTCCAGTGGCTGTGGCTTTTGCTCATTATCGTAGGCAGCAAAGCCTATCGGTCGTTTTTTCATACCTTACCTCCTTTGGCCTCCAGGGCTACGTTGATGGTCTGAAAGAGGTCGCTCATACGCTTGAAGGCGTTGAGCATGAGCAGCACCTTGCCGGGACCTCCGAAATCGTCCACGCTGTTGGTTACTACCTCGTCTGATACAAGCTTGTCCTGTATGTAGTTGAGGTTCTCGATGAAGTTGTTGAGTTGGTCAACGTTCATCATATCCACGAGCGCATTCCATACTTCCGTTGTCATGCGCAGATCGGTAGCATTATTCTCATTCATGTCTAATCGTTGTTTATGGTTTTCCACATGGCTAGAATCATCTTGTACGGCTTAGCCTCTTTAGCTCCATACCGAAGAGCATAATAGCGATGATCATACCATCGGATAATAGTCTGCTTGTGTGGCGCATCATCGATGAAAGCAGCTGATGCGACAACGTTGTTGTCTCTCTGAAATTTGAGTTCCACCTTATGGGCGTTCATCTTCCTGCCTTCAATAACGAAGAACTTGCACCTGATGATATCCTTGGCTGTCAGCTTTGCTGTGCGTCTTCTGCTGTTTCTATTCTTTTTCATCACTCACTCCTCCTTTCTTGTCTTTGGTCCAGCCTGGGTGCAGGAGTCCTTCTTCTGCTCCCGAAAGTACCCCCCCGCTTCTCGGTATCTCTCAAAGATTTTGTGGCGGTCGCTCTGGATGGTATTGTTGTTGAGGGTCCAAAGATTAGTCTCCTCGACCTTCGCCTTGTCTCTGCGAAATCCTGCCTCATTGCGAAGCTTTCTACAATTACGGAGTTCTTCCTGATATTCATTTTTGGCCTTCTCGAAAGCATTACGGGCACAGCGGTAGCTTTCCCCTGCTTCATTCTCCATGCGTTCAATACTGTCCAACGAGCTCTCGTAATTCCGGCTTATAACTTGCAACTCTGCCTGATGGCGCTTGCGCTCGTCAGCAGCTCTCACGATGTTCTCCTCCAGCTGAGCATGAAACAGCTCTGTAGTCATTCTGCTCACCATTATGCTACCTCCCCTCCGAAAATGAAACCACCAATCATGACAATAGCCATCACAGCTGCGAAACCAACCATGGTGAGCACAACCTCTCCATAGGTCACGGTCTCCCCGCAGATATAGCTGAAGGTTTCGCTCTTGGTCTTGGCGAGCTTCTTGATTTCACACTTGAGGGCCTTGATGCCCTCCTCTACGCTGATGCCTGCAGGTCTCACCTGCGCATCACTTAATAAAATAGAATTCTGCATAGTGCATCATCTGTTAAGCATTAAACAGCCGATTGTACAAAAGGGTGGCGGCTGCATTCCCCGTTGCTTAACAGATGATGACTTATCCGGAAGGACTAATCAAATCTACGGTTCATGCAGCCGCCATATAGGTACACCTTTTTCCCGTTGCCGGGAAAATGATACTCTTGGGCATAAAAAAAGCCTGCGGCAAGATGCCATAGGCGAAACGGTCGCCCTGCCGGATAGACTACTATCATCTGTTAAGCGGTGGCAAAGGTAAGGAGAATATTTGGAACCGCCAAATATTTTTAGGAAAAAGTTGTGTTTTTGGTGGAAAAAGGTTAATTTTGCAGGTGAACTCATTAATATATATACATGAAAGAAAGTTTTATCTCAAAGGAGATGCGAAGCTTCATCTCCATCGATTTAGCCAGAAATCTCCTTGATAGGTCAGATGCAAGACTGAATAGCTCTCTTGAGCAGCTACGCAAGTCCACAGACAGAGCCTATACGATGACAGGTTTCTTGCTGACCTGTTTCACAGGCTTGACCGCTTTTATGGTAAATACCCATAATCTGGTACAATTATCACTTGCCATGGTATTGTGGCTTGGCATCAGTAATGCCTTGTTATTGATGTTCACCAAGGTCATCTCCGTACATGGCTTCAGGTATGCAGGAAGCTCAGCCAGTGGCTATATGCAAGACAAAAACATCGCCTTTGCGAGAAGACACTCAGGCGGAAATGATGCAAGCGCCAACGAACTGTATCTGAAGAATTGCTTGCTTGATAGCATCGAGAACTCGGAAGAGGCCTACCTGTATAACAGAAAGCAGCTCACTGACCGTTGCAAGGTGATAGATAAGGCAATGAGAGCTATCAAGTGGTCTGTTTGTATAGACTGCCTGATAGCTCTCATCGTAGCATTTTTTAAAGTGTCATTGCTTGTTATGACCTTCGTTTGAGTAGCCACTTCCATCATCGCTGGAGTGGCTCCACTCATCGTCATCATATCCTATAATCTTTCTCATAAAACAAAACGGCTCGTGCATCCAGAGGGCAGTCCTTCAGCACGAGCCATAACAGCTGTATATTTTAAATTTGCCCTGCGTGAGACCTGCCCGAATCACACATTGCATAATAATCTATGTTTGGATGCAAAGATAATATTTTTATTTGAGGCAGCCAAACGTTTTGACAACAAAATGCCCCCGATGCATCACACACCGAGGGCATTCGTTTAATTTTTTTTTCTTTCTACCATGTGTTTATAATTGTTTTGCAACTTAACCATGCATAGTCGCATGATTAGCACCACAAGGCTATGGCGTCTTTTGTCTTATAGGGGAGTGCTTAGCCCCTAGCCTCATTTTCCTTAGATTCTATCCGCTGCAGCACGAATGCGATTTGAAACCTCGCATAGTGCTCCACGGAGCATTATTTTTTCTTCTTCAGTGAAACCACCTACACCACCATTACCATCGATACCATCAAGCTTGTGGTAGAGCCATGATGACGATTTTCCAAAATAAGTGCGTGCTATCTCGCGCCATGATACCAATAACTGGATATCCTGAATGCGCTGCTTTACGGCACTGTCCTTAACCTGGTTTGTTTTTGCTACGATTTCCATAATTCCATTGTTTTTAATGCCCTCCCCGAAGGGAGGGCTTTTTGTTAGTTACTCTGGCATGTCAACCAAGTCATCAAAAAGCTGCTGGGCATACCATAATAATTGCGGATAACCATCTGGGTAAGATAGCCTGTAATTCCTGATAGCCTCTATCAGTTCCGCTTCTTTTTCGTTTAAATTGTACTTAAATTCCATAGGCACATTTTGTATTAAGACGATGCAAAGATACTACAAATTTTCGTATTACCCAAATGTTTACTACGAAAAAACGTATTTTTGGCAAATATTTAACATTTGAACATAAAAATGGGTAATGTTTGACCACTTTTAGGCTCTTGCCAGACTACTTTCGCCGTCAGGCGAAAAATTTGCGAAAACAGGGAAGACAGAAATGTCTTCCCTGTACCTTATTATATATTATAGCTTGCCTTTGTCGTGGAAGCTATAGAAGCCATCCTCTGTAATGATGATGTGGTCCATGAAGAAAAGGCGCATGATTTGGCAAGCCTTGTGTATCTTCAAAGTTACTTCTTCATCAGCCTTGCTTGGCGTGGCATTGTTGGACGGGTGGTTATGCGCCACGGCTAAGATGGTGGCATTGTTGAGCACCGCTTCTTTCATTATCAATCGTACATCGACCGCTGTTTCCGTCAGTCCTCCCTCGCTGAGTTTGATGCACTTTATCAGCCTGAAGTTCTGGTTCATCAGCACCACGAAGAAACGTTCTTTCTCGTTGTCCTCCATCTGAGGGAGAAGAAAGTTATAGAGTGCCAAACTGCTGCCGAGGTCAGTCTGCCGAGCCACCTTTTCCTTTTGGTAGCGTCTTCCGAGTTCGATGGCGGCTTGTATGGCTATCGCCTTGCAGTCGCCTACACCCTGCACCACTTCGAGTTCCTCAATTCTCGCACGCTTGATATTACGTAGGCTCTCGCCCATGATATTATAAATCTGTCGTGCCTGCTGTAGGCTCTCTTTTGTTCCTGCCCCTCTGTTCATTACAAGCGAGAGAAGTTCCACGTTGCTGAGGGTGTCCATGCCGTAGTTGTAGGCTCTGTATTGAGGTCTTTCCTCCATGCAAAGGTCGTTATAATTTTGTCGTATCATCATTATATTTTTTATTAGTTATACATTCTTTTGGTTCTTGCGAGGAACATGGCACCCATGACCTCGGCGCCACATTCAGCGAGTTGGCTTGCAAACTCTTGGGCGGTCGCTCCGCTTGTTATCACATCGTCGAAGATGATGACCTTCTTGCCCTTGAAGTACTCTCTATCGAGTGCCACCCTGTAGCCGAAGCTTTCAGAAACATGGTTTGCGCTGTTGTGCTTGGCTGTGCGCTCGCCATAGATGAAAAGATGGTCGTTGCCGTTCTGTACCTTAGCCTCTTGGCTCACCTTGGAGGCGAAATGAGAGAAACGCTTGGTGTATTTCTTTGAGTTGGCGGCTGGAGCACAAACAAGCACGAAGTCGCCGGCTTTGTCGCCATAGGTCTGAGAGAATGACTTAGCCACCATGTCGGCTGCATAGTCTGTCGCCCACTTCTTGCCATCCTTGAAGGCAAAGATGAAGTTTCTTACTTGCTCTGCCTTGGCTGAGCGGTCGAAACGCTTGGAGTTGTACTCGTAATAGTTGAAAGTCTTCATACGCTTTAAAATTTTTATTCTACCCAGAGGGCTAAAGGAGCTTTTTACTTGAACTCGTCTTTGTCTGCCCGTCTGAGAGTTTTTTTTTATTCTGCCCGTCAGGCTTTTTTGTCACTTTTTACGGTGCAATGAGACGAGCGGAGAAGAGGTATGAAGACCAAGGAATTTCGGCTAAAAGTTACAGGAATACCCAATCTGTGATTGTGGAAGGCTGCCAGGAAGTTTTCGCAGAAATCGGGAACCAGTACTTGGTAGGTACCGTCCGCCGTAAATTTGCTGAGGAAAAAGGGATAAAGTCTGATGGGCTACCTATAAAGGGCTGCTCTCGGAGCGGATAAAGCGGACAAAGAAAAGGCTTTGCCTTACCTTGGTGTTAAGCCTCTGTGACGTTTGAACAGCGCAAATTTTAACATCTGTATAGAAATGGGTAAAAAGAAAATTTGCGTATCAAGAAAACCGTGTTTTTCAGGCATTCTGCATGAAAAACAGACCTTAGACCGATGAAATCGCAACATTTGGCAGGCTTCGACCTCGAAGTTGAAGATGCCGAATGTGTCGTTTTACGACAGGTTTTCCACACCCAAAGGCTGGAAAACCTCGATTTTATCGGGGTTTTAGGGATTCAAAGGGAAAATAATTCCCCTTTGTCGCCGAAACGACCCCCCACCGCCCTGCGCCCGAGCCCGCCTCCCGACCCTTGGAAAAGACGGAATATGTAAACAAGTATTAAGAAGTTTGTAAGAGTGCTAAACAAAAAAAAGGGGAGTCCGCATCGCTGCGAACTCCCCCAAACGGCGGTCAAGCGAGAATGCTAACCACCTATGGTCGTATGAGAAAAAATAATATCAGAGCATGGAGCCAGTGGAGATATAGCCATCGGACTGCGGGAATTTCTCTATGCCAATCATGAGTGTGTCGAAGGCATCGGAGCCATCGGTGCGAGCCTCCAGCTTGTCCTCCTCGGTCTCTGCCAGTTTCTCTCCTCGCTTATCCTTCTTGCCATTATACACACCAGCAAGGCGGATGGATATGAGCAGATCTTCATTGTTTTCGCTGTTGATCACGGCACGGTGCTCAGCCTTGCCCACGAACATACGGTTGATGAGCAGCATCTTCTCCAGGTGTCCCATCGGGTTGCCCAGATAGACCTCGTTGACATACCAGCCATGGTCTGTGAGATAGTTGGCGATGAAGGTATGGAAGTCATCATTCATCAGGGCGTAGTTGTTGCCCACGAAGGTAGAGTCGTAGTAGAAGTTAACCTCCTTGCATCGTTGGTACTGGTAATACTCCATGAACTTATCGAGTAGGGCAGGCAGCTTATTCTCATACTTCACGAAGAAACTCTTCAGGCAACGAGCCTCGCCACGCAGGTTGTCTTGTCCCACGCACATCCAGTTGATGAGCGCATTGGCATCGAACGCTATGCACAGCGGACGGTCAGGATCAACGTCTGCATCCATGCGTGCATCCACATGCTGTAGCTTATCGATGTCATACTCCAGGCCATCGAGGAAGTTGAGGTTGGGAGCCGTGTATAAGTTGACATCACGCAGGTTGGAGTAGAAGCCATCGAGCGAGATGGATGGCCGCTTGCACATGATGGAAGTCTGGAAGGTGAGTGCAGGCAAGTCTCGCTTCATCTGCTTGATGAACTCCATGCCGAGCACCTCTACATTATAGACAGAGGAATACTCCTTGTAGAAGAGTGTCTTGGAACGCAACTGTGCCAGTAGCAAGCCTATCTCCTTCAGGCGACGCTTGGCATATAGACTGACGTGCCCCGATGTCTTGATGCGGTTGCGGATGTCAAACTCTTCGACCACGAGCGAGGAGATGGCTTCCACGAGGTGAGGATCACAATCCTTCTTGTAGTTGAGAAACCAGGAACCTTTCTTAGTGACCGGCATATCGGAGGTGACAAGCATGCCATGGTGGTAGTAATGCTGACCAAAGAGGTTGACATTGCCACGGTTGGCAGGGAAGGTCTCATCCTTCAGCTGCTCGAAGTCGATGAACTTCGCTTCGTCGATGTCGAGGTAGTCAAGCGAGAGGGAGTTAGACGTGCCCTTGCGGTCTTGTGAGATAATGGTGCCTATACTTCCATTATAAAACGAGATGGTGTTCTCCCAGTTGGAAGGAGGAATGACCGGGTCAGGCCATCCCAATTTCTTAGGTGGCTTGACCCCGATGAGATAATGCTTGCCCCGATGGAAGCCCCATCGCTCCCAGTGCTGAAGCATGGACGGTATGGTATTGGTGAGACATCGCTTTGCATTGGCGGAGACAAAGCCACCATTGCTGCCAGGCATGCGCTGCATGTTGCGCAGGTTGAACATGGAGTGGAGTACACTCTTGCCTATGCCTCGACCGCCCACTACCACGTTGTCTCGAGCGTTGATGAAGTTGACCTCCATCTGTGCTGGGTTTAGATATTGATCGATCATTGAGCATCCTCCTTGATTTCTTCTGTTGGTGTATATTCCAAGAGTTGCTCATCATAGTCTTCAGCTTCGATTTTGACAAGATCCATGGAGTTGTCGGTGTATTTCTTGATGAGCTTCTTGATGGTGGTCATCACGTTAGGAATGCGCTTGAGACCCAAGTGACGAGGATCTGTAGTAGGAATGAACACCTGAGGCTGAATCTGGTCGTAGCCATTATCCACAGGATCTTCCTTATCCAGGAGATGATATTTACCGTAGGCAGCAGCTGCAGCAGCCATGGCACGGGCATCGCCCATGGACTCAGCCTTATCGTAGGTGCGCTGTATCATCTGGTCGAATCGGAAACGCGCAAAGTCCTTGGATACACGCTGGAGATTGCCCAGTATGAGCTTGATGAGGTGCAGATCGTTGTATGCCATCATGCGCTGCACACGATAGTCTTGCATATCCTTAAATACCAATTCCTGGTCTGTCTTGCGGGGATTGACGAGCCACCAGGAATAGAGGGCACGGATGCGTAAAATGCGGTCACGCACAGGGGCTGGCACATTTTGCGCATCCATCTCTTCGGGTGTACGATCCATGAGGTCGATGATGGCATCGATGTTGGCTGGTTCTCTCATACTCTAATCTCCTCTAACATTTGGTTCAGGTATTCATGTGTGCGCTGCACGGCTTGTGGCGAGCCAGCAGCAGCGAGGTCAAGTTCATTCTTGCGAAGCTGCTGCTTCACAGTCGCCATGCCCAGGTAGTAGGCACGGTGAAGCTTAGACGAAGGCTTCAGGATCTCCTCACGCAGTTCATCCTCGTTAATATCCAAAAGGACGGACATCTCCGATATCGGAGTCAAAGTCTCTGCCAAGTCTTGCACGTTTTTCATCAATTCCTGTGTAATTTCCATTGATTTTCAAACTTTTGTTAGTACAGTGCTCCAGGTAACCATGGAGCAGATCATAGAAGACTTGTGGCTCTGTAGTGACGATGGTCGATTCATCACGGCTACCATAGGTCTGGTTTTGTGAGGTGACGACCGACACCACGCATTCGGCGGCTCTGAAGAGGATCACCTTAGAGTGGTTCTCACCCAGATAGACCTCGTCGAAGCATGCCTGCATCATGCGCCAAAGCTGCACGGTCTTCTTGCTCGCCTTGACATCGAGCAGCATCTTTGCCGAACGGATGCTGTCAGACTGCCGCATCAGGCGGAACCCACGGAGGAACTCCTCGGAGGTAGAATAGGATGACACCCACACTTCTGCAGAGCCTGTCTGTGAGAGAATCCACTTGATGAGACCGAGGGTGTGGATATGTCGCCCGAAATAAGCTTGCGTCTGGACTTCGCCGATGGGTTTCAGTAGGTCTGATACCTTAGCCTTGGTTGCCATTCTCTGCGAGGCGGGCTTTAGCAACACGGTCACGGTCGGCACGTGTGACCACGTATGAGTCGTAGGTGAGCATGTCGGCACGATACTTTTTGTCAAGGTCGGAGAGTATCTTGAGATACTCGTATCGGTCGCACGGCTCTTTGTCTTCCATCGACTTGAGTGTCTCGAAGGTAGATTTTATCTCCTTGTATCGCTTGGCGTTAATATCCCAGAGGGCTGCAACTTCTTCGGGCAGGAAATCGTGATCCTTGCGCTTGCCTTTGCGGATGACCGCGACACCATCTTCTTCGGAGGACGGCAGCTCTGCACCATCATTGTTGGACTCTTCCTCGCTGGAATCGGTCGTTTTGGCGGTCGTACCGGTCGTTTCTTCGGTCGTAGCCACTGGTGCACCCTCGTCTATGATGGCTTGTGCCTCTGGAATGACGAGACTATCCATCTGCTTAACCTCATCGATGGTCATTTTGTCGAGACGAATTTTGAGGAACTTGCCCAGTTCATACTCGATGTTGGAACGGTATGCCTGTGGCTGTCTGGTGGCACGGGCATGATAGAAGCGGTCTCTGTTGAGACGAAAAAGCATGTTTGCCCCCTTAATGACGTCTGCATCGCTCTCATGCTTGGCATTGAGCCATGCTTGTATTTGTTTGGTGAATTGATGATCCATATATGCGAAAATAATAAAAGGTGGCTCAGGCACGAAGCGAGAGCCACCTAAGCTGCTGAAACATTTTTGATATTATGAGTAAAATAGCGCCTACGCTGTATGCTCAGTCCATACGGAGCCGTCAAGACCACTGATGTCACCCTCGTCGGTCTCCAGTTTGCCCTCGTAGAAAGGTGCCGGACTAACGTCTGTGGCTTCAACGCTGAGTGTAGAGGTGACGGAGTCTGTAGCACCCGCACCGCTATTCTGAGCAAATGTGGACTTAGGTGCGAACATCTCGCAACCCAAGATGCGGAAACGACCATTAGGCATCTGCTGAGCGTAGATCATCTCATCGTTGATGACCATTCGACCGAAGCCTGTGATGTCGGCATCCATGCCACCGATGATATACTCAGCCTTGTTGAGGAATGTGGCTGAAGGAGCCTCTCCCTGTGTCTCGGTGGTAATGCTTGACTTGAGGGAGACCAGGTCAACCACATGCCACTTAGCATCGGCTTCCAGAGCGAAGTTGCCCTTGTATGTGGCAAGTGCGGTCATGTCTGTAGCTTTATCCTCTATGTCATCAGGAAGCTTTGGCCATGTGAGAATCTTTGACTTGAGAATAGCCAAGAACTTAGGGCGAACGCCAGGAGTAATGCGTACTCCTGGACATTTGCGGACTGATTTATATAAATCTTTTGTTGTGCAAACCATAATTTAATCTCCTATATATAATAAGGTGAAAGTTTACTCCTTGCTCTCATCACCTGTGCCATCGGCTGGGTTTATGTCATCGACAGGATCCTGCTCGTCGTTAAGACTTGTATCTTCGGCTGTAGCGCTCTTTTGGATGATAGGCTTCTGGCCATCATCAGTGATGAACATGATGCGCTCTTTGTTGATGCTCTCGTACTGAGCGCCTAAGAACTTGGTGGCGATGAAGTCGAGTTTCCATGGGTGATATTTCTCCACACTGATTTTCTCTTCATCGTTGTTGTTAGCCTCGTTGACACCCACGAGCATATTGCTGCGAGTTGTGAGCTGGAAGAATGGAGCATTCTTCTTATTGCTCAGTGGAGCAAAATGTACATTCTCGAATCCCACGATGGAATTGTGGTTGTAACCGTTGTTGTATGGAACAGATCCGAACTTCTTCAGGAATGCACGGTTGTACATGTTAACGAAACTCTGAGGAACGAAGAGCAGCAGATTATCTTCTGCCATCAACTCCTCGTCAGCAGATTCACAGATAGCTTGTGCGAAGTCAACTGCGTTGTCGTCATTGAGGACCTTACCACTACCCAAGATGTCTGAAACCTTGATGAGGTTGCCGAGATCACTTGACAGTGTGCCTGCTGCCAATTCTTTGGCTCCGATTGTATCAAAACCATTGAAAAGGTCTTTCGAACCATTACCGGCGGGATTGCGCACGGCATTCCAAAGCACTTTATCAAGGTTCTTACCAAGTTTCAAGGCGAGAAGTTGGAGAACCTGTAGGGTGATAGGTACGTTTTTGAGAGCATCACCACTCATGGCGTTGGCACCCCAAATGGTGGAATATACCGAGTTAGGTGAGAATTTCACGTCGACGTTACCAAGGAACACTTCCAAGGTGCGAGGCGTGATCTTTGCACCGCTATCGGCAGTACGGTTCTCATCATATGGACCGAACTCAGCGTTACCAGTCAACTCTCCGACTGTCTCTGAAACACGAATGCCTGGGCGAAGTGTCATGTATGAGAGTGATTTCTTCAATCCCTTGGTAGGCATGGTAATCAACTGCTTGCGGTATGTTGCAGCAGTCTTCTGCAACTGTTCATGAACATTTGCAGGGGCAATGAACTTGTTTTCTTCTGCCATGTTATGCAAATTCGTTAATAGCGTCAAACACTTGACCTGAGAAGTAGTCTTGAGCCTGGGTGTCCTCTACTGCTGTAGAAGTACTACCACCTGGTTCATCCTCCAGATCCTTCACTTTATCCTTCAGGTCGTCTCTCTCCTTTTCGAGATCCTTGACCTTGTCTTCCAATGCCTTCTTTTCATTCTTGACCTTGGCGAGTGCCTCGTCCTTGTCATGGATGGAGTTGGCATCGGCAGCCATCTTGTCCTCAATCTTCTGCATCTGCTCCTTGGAGATGGTGCAGTCCTTTGCGGAATCTTCTGCCTCAATACCCTCAATATTGAGGACATTGTTAATGTGAGTCCATTTCTTGATCATATTTAAAATAATGTTATGTTGTTTGTCTTTTCCAAACAGACGGTCAAGGAAGCCCGGCTTCTTCCCGTACCATGAGTTGACAACCTCTGGTAAAACCGGGAGGTTATTGTACTTGATAAAATCTTGTGTCTGCTCGGTAATCTCGGCAGGCTTGCCATCCATGACTTCATCAACAAAACCAAGCTCGATGCACTCATCAACGGTGTGCCAGCGAGCTTCAGACATCACCTTGACGATGTCTTCATGCTTTTTGCCGGAGCGGTCGCAGTAAACGTTGGCGATAATGTTGTCTATCTTCTGCTGGTTTTCCTGCTGTTTCTGAAGCTGCTCGATGAGAGATCCAATCTCTTCCTCGTTGAGCGCAGACCATACGAACTGCTCTGTGGAGCATTTGTGGACGAGGAGTAAAGTGTATTTGCTCATGCGGATTTTGTTGGCACCCATCGCACAGATGGTTGCAGCGGATGCAGAGAAGCCAGCCTGGAAGTCAACGGTGACATCACCATGTGACTTGAACATCTGGCAGATGGCGAGACCGGCGGAAACTTCTCCACCAAGCGAGTCGATGGAGACATCTACATGCTTGCCTTTGTTGTCATTGAGAATGTCGTGGACCATTCTCTTAGTCCACGACCCAATGTAGCCAGTGATTGATATTTGATATTTCATATAGCTTTGCGAATAAGAACACTGCAAAGTTATATAATAGGAGGGAAGAATAAAAAAACTTTTATTCGATGATTTGGAGCGGTTTTATCACATCAGACCATGTCACGGTATAGGTGATGAGCGAACTGTCGGTGTGAGAACTTGGCATGAGCTCAGAGCGAGTAAGGACAGGAAACGGGCGATGGTCGCGCCCGATGAGGTATCGGCACCCATCGGCGGTTGTCACCCTGTATGCGAGTGGTATGTCGTCAGAATTAATTTGCTCACACGACTTGAAGGTGAGTTTCGACGTGAAAATACGAACCTTAGACTCTACTTTGTCGGAGATTTCACAACTTGACGGATTTTTGCACTGAATCTGTCTAAACTCGACATCCTGTGGAAGAATGCAAAGATGACGTGCTGGGAAGATCACACTCTTGAGTTTCTCTGCCTCAGCCGCCTCTATTTTGATGATGTTTTTGATGTATGCCATAAGCTTTGAAATATTTCTAAGTTGTTCGGACTTGTTCGTGGTTGTTTGGATATTTCGGTTTTGTTCGGAGTTGTTCGCAGCGACGGAAAATTTTATGCTAACATTTACTAAATCTTGTTGTAGAATTTAAAATAACCCCTTTTTTTGCGTGTTGATCACGCATTCTGTAGAAGCATTGACGCACAGTATCCTCATAATCGATGCCAATACCATGCTGCTCGCACCATGCAGAAATGATGGAAGATATGCGGCATGATCGGTCAGCGATATCCTTAAGCGATGCCCAGAGATCCATCTTGAAGAGGTCGATGATGACCTCTTTGATGGCACGTCTTGCTCGAGGACCGAGATAACAGTACTCTCGCACAGGTTTAGCCTTGGAGTCAGGGAGCATGATAGCGAGATATTCATCAGGATGAGTGAGCCAACGGCTCTCCTCGAACTCCTTATCCTTAAATATATGAGAAGCACTCTGATGAAGCTTTGTGGAGTCTGCAGCCTCCTGCTCTGTTTGACTCTCCTGTTCAACAAGTGAGAGTTTTGCCGATGGAGGTTTAGTGGTGAACTTGCGGATCACCGCCACCTCATTGCCACCGACAGGAAAGATGACAGGGGTGCCATAGGCATGATATGCCCATTGCCTGATGTGAGTGGGAATTTTAATATAAACGACTGGATTCATATATATATGCGTTTTTTGCGGCAAAGATACGAAGAATTTTTGAGAATACTAAAGATAATCAGTAAAAACTAACTTTTATCAGTAAAGTTGGTGTGATATAATTTCGTCCGAAAAGTTTGTATTTTTGTATCATGCAAACTTGGCTTTGTAAGTAGCTGATAATCAGCGTATTTTGTATGATACAATTTTGTGATACAGAAAATGTAACACTTTCGATTTTGTTACATAGACAAATCGCGGAGTTAATAACCAGTATTAGAATGGGCTTGTTACAAACTTGAAAATTTTTGTAAAGTAGTTGTAACGCAACTTTGTAAACACCGCAAATGTGGCTTAACTCCCTATCTATCAATTGTTTATCTTTTTTGCCAACATTCTGTTACAGAGTTACAAAGGATTTGTATAAAATAAAAGAAAGGGGTGTGGGGAAAACGACGGCATGGGCGTGAAAATAGAGTAGGGGAGACGGTCAGAACGACTGGTGAGGAGGTCTTGACCAAAGAAAAAGGGAGCGATGGGCCAATGCTCACCGCTCCCTCGTAACATGGGAAAAGAATTATAAAATCAGCAAAATTTGCTTGAAAATTTAGCTCAAAATATTTGCATAATTCAGATATTTTTTGTACCTTTGCACTATAACTTGGGGCTATCTATTCTTTTATTTATAGATGGTCAGAAAGGGTCAGTACATCCACCTGCGTCTGTCATGTTGAAAGGAATGGTGGGTTGTATATCACCTTGGTTTGCTTGAGTATCCTCTTTTTTAACATCACTCTTTTTGCTTCTGAGATAAATCATCTCAACAGGGCTGCCATCTGGATTGGCCGGATCGCGTCTGATGATGCGATGCTGGCTGTTGCAGAGATCCTCTGGGTTCAGCTCTTTGATGTAAGGACACAACTCAACGAACGCCTTCAGCTTCTTGGTGAAGCTCTGAGTTGTCGCCTTGTTGATGCCTGAGAATTGCTTGAAGTCGTTGAAAGCACGCTCTCTCACGATGAATTTGTCGAGTCGCTCGCTCTCCTCTGAGAAGTAAGTGGCAGCCCAATCCTCGAAGTTAACGCCCATGTCAGCCTTGAACTTACGCTTGATGATGTTATCCATCGGTGGCATGATCTTGATGGGTTCATTGGCCAAGGAGAGGTAAAAACGGCAGCACTGCAGGAAAAAATTGATGTCCGCATTCCATTCATCCTCGGTGTATGTCTTTGAGAACAGATCCTCATCGAAGTCGTCACGGATGCTTCGTGTCTCCTGATAGTCGTTTTCTTCTGTGCGCTGGTGGTAATAGTCTGAGAACACCATATAAAGCAATCTTGCTTCTGAGGATGGGTCGAAGTCTGCAGGCACATAATTAGTGGTGAAAGCAATCTTCGGACTATCCTCAAAAGGAATCGTGAAGCTTTGGTTATTCTTTGGGTTTACTGTCATATCTGAAGTAATGTTGTCGTAAAAGAGACCTGTGTTGAGATATCGGTCGCAGTCATCAAGCAACAGCATTTGAGTGTGCTGGGTAACCTGGTCGAAGACATGAGGGTTGTCCATCAGCTTTGGGTTGCGCCCGGAAAGTTTAACAGTCTTCATCAGCAAGGAGAGGGTCTTGAAGAAGAAACTCTTGCCGGAACGACCGTTGCACTCGTTATTCTCGCCGATTTTATTATCCATGGCCATTGGCGCCCATGCTCTTGATGGTGCCTTGTAGTGATGGAGCATATAGCCGAATGTGAAAATCTTGTTTATCAGATTCTGTTTTTGCTCCTGGATCTCAGTGTCGGCGAGACCAACGCCTGCTATATCGAAGAGGTGAGCCTTATGGTAAGCCTCCTTTTCATCAATACTTTTGTCCTCGAAAGCATACTCCAGCTCCTTGCGCCAATAGGTGCGTGAGGCGTTGATGAGGTATCCGAAGAAATGGGATTTCACACTTTTGATCTCAATGTCAAACTTCGGTCTTCCATCCTCATCTATGGTGCGAGAGATAGCGAACATGTCGTCTAACTTTTTGAAGTTGTGATTGATGACATTCTCTTGCCACACGTAGTTTTTCAACGAACTGCCTTCACGCTGATACTCCGTCAAGCCATCCTTGCTGACCTCTACGCTGACTCGAGGAAAGAAGAATAGTTGTGAGTGGTTGGTGTAGCTGGTGAAGTCTAACGTAATCTCTTGCAGTGAATCGAGCGCAGCGCTGGAGAGCTTCGGGGTATTCAGAACCAGGTTGAGAATATCTCGCTTTTCAGCTCTATCGATGACCCATTGACGGCAGAACTCTCGGATGTCTCTTGTTGTTATGAGCTTGACGATGTTGCCTGTGATGCGAACATACTTAGTAATTGTTGAGTTGTCGTCATGTAAGGTGTAAAAACCATTGAGGCGAAGAAAATTATAGAGGCACGCAGTGTCAATGTAATGGTCCCAGGTGTTGGCCTTTTTGTTGAGCTTGCTCACCCAGAAGCGAGCTGGCATGGCAAGTGTCATAAGATTGCGGAAGTCTTTGCGTGTATTGCGCAGCTCCATCCAGTCTCGTAGGTCTTTGCGCCCCTTACCACGGTTGTCATGGTAAGTACGAAGCCATGAAGGCAGCCATATTGTATGAACATCGATGAAGCGCAGAGCTAACTCTGTACCCTTAGCAATGCCCGTCTCGTCAATGTCGGGTATATTGTAGAGTACCTCGACATATTTCATGATTTCTTTGTATTCTTCTTCACTCAGCTTGTAAGTCTCGGAGTTGAACCATAGAGGGTGGTAGCCCAAGGATCGGCAACAGAGACTGTCACGCTCTCCACTGCAGATGAAAGCTTCAGGTAACTTCTTTTCCTTGTAAGGCTTGGACTCATCGGTGTTGGTCTTGTTGTATTCGGCCTCCTCACGTCTGTTAAATTCGTGGTAAGCTGCTTTCAGCTCGGCAAGCCCATTGATGTATGATTTTGGTTTTATGCCTTCAGGTGTATAAGAGAATCGCCATTGCTTTTGATAGTTAAGAGGCTCGTATATCTTAAAGAACTTGACTTCCGGTTTATCGCCTGAAGCCGGAGATACAAGGCACTCACGCATGAATATCGGATAGTGCTCATTACTGTACTTGATTTTAACCTTGCGGTCTTTTACGTAGCCAATCCATTTGGCAGAGTGCCAGTTGAGGGCATCGACGTGCTCCTGTTTGACGTTTGGACCAAGTACACTCAGCTCGTTGTCGGTAAACTTCTCCTTGAGCTCAAATATGCGAGTGCCGTCTTTCTCCTCTATGGTGGCATCTCGCTCAGCGAAGGTTGGCTTGTTGACATCCTTCTTCAACTCGTCGCTGACGTTGAACTCTGCAGCCAATCGTAGGATAGCGTCAGGAAAGCGACTGATGTTTTTCTCTTTCATATAGAGGTCGATAGGTGATTCTGCTACACCTTCGCCTCCAAAGTCCGTCACCTTCCAGCAGGCATCGTATTTTTTGATGCTGCAGGAAGGGGTCTTTTCGTTTCTTATGGCAAAGTATTTTTTGACATCGCCATTGATACAGTATTTAGCGAAGCAATTTTTTGCATCTGGATATAGTGCGAAGATAATGTCCAGGCCGTCATTTGTCGCTTGATAAATTTGTTCTGCTTTGATCATATTTCTTTTCCCTTATTAAAATTCGCTTGCAAAGTTATTGCAAAGCAAGCTCAAAACAAAATACTTACTGTCGATGGCCTTAATGCCTTAGAATATGACACTTTATGACTTTGTTGACAGCATTTGGTTGAGATAGGTTGAGTTCCGTGACAAAACGTCTTTCGTACTCAGCCTGCGTCTCACGCTCTTTACGGTGTGGGGGGGGGTAAGGATATCACAGATAACCTTATAGCCTGTTTCTAACGTTATTATTGCTTTCATAATCGCTAATTCTTTTTGGGGTGCATCCAAGTGGTTCAGATTTATGCTCTATATATCTGCGAAATAGGGGACAGTATCTTCCATTGATACAGTTCACCCCTATTGGACAACTTAGACATTTACTTGGAGGCATCTACCTGTACGTTAAATCTATCGTTGTGGATGAGAAGCTTGGCTTTGATATATTCTGGTCTTTGCTCCTCCTCGTTCCAAGCAATTTCCCTGTAGTCTCTGCTATCGATGTAGCACTCTGAGGCTCTTCCGTCCCCAGTCCATTCTACGATATGATCTTTATCATATTCGTCTTGGGCAGGAATAGTGCCAAGTATGCGAATACCAAACTTGGCATTATTTCTGACTTCGTGTATGATAACATCGGGGAACTTTTCTGTGATGGCATCCTCGATAGATTTCATTTTAATCTTCTTTTTCATTGTTCTTCATTCTATATTTGACAATACCCTCGACGATGCCAACCTCTGCATCATCATATGAAATTTCGACAATAGTCGTGCCTTTGTGGAAAATTCCATAGCAAACCTCCGCATTGACATTTGCATCCTCGAAGTCTTTGTTGATGGCTTCAAGTTGCTTATGATTGCATCTTATTACAATTTTTCCCATGCTCCTTCGTTGATAATTTCATCGACAATATCTTTTTGGTATGGCAACCAGTTATCTTTTTTAATTTTGTCATAGATGCCAGATGCAGACATACCGAACTTCAGTTGGAGGGCAAGTATAAACTTGCTTCTCTTTTTGCGTGGAATTTCATTGTACCAGTCGAGCAATGAATTTTTCTCATCATTTTTTTGCTTTTTTTCTTCCATAATTGAAATATTATTATTAACTTTGTTGCAAAGTTACGAATAAAAATTAGAAAAGACTAACGATAATAAGTAAAATT